TGCATACGTTCTTCTTTAATTGAGACTTCGTCATCGTCTCTACCCCATTCATCGTAGTCTTCGCGGAATTTTTTAAAACTTTTTGCCATTTTTCTCTTCTATTCTTGAATTAAATCAGTAAATGCTTCACTTAATGTTGCTTTTGTTAAACCTTTGATAGGCTTCTGCGATATCATATGTTTGGTCAACAATTCAGCATCATCGTTATCAATATCTTCTAGCAACGATATAAACAACGTTTCTCGTTTTATTTGGTTAAGTTGATCATAACCGCCGCCTTCTACAAAAATCTTAAGTCGACGAGCTTCTCTATACAATAGAGCTTTTGCTTCATCTTCATAGTCATTATGTTTCCACGGTGGTGGAGTATCTGGTACTAAGAATTTTACGTTCTTATCATATATATTCTTTAGAACAACTCGAAGAGGTTGTGAGTCATTTTCTTTCAACCAAGCTACTTTATCGTCTTTAGAAGACAATTCAGAAAACTTGGCACATATTTCAGAGATTGATCTGCGTACTGCCATATTAAAAGTCCTGTATATCTGTTACTAAGTTTTTGAGTTTCTTTTTGATAAAGAAGTTGAACAATTGTGAACGTCCTACATCTTTTGGCTTATTAAATTCTTGACGAATTTCTTCTTGATATTTAACTGGTATTTCCTTAAGATCGATCATCATCTTATTTCTGTGGAACCGACGTAAGGTTTCTTCATCCATATTTTCAGTAGTGCCTTTGTACAACGCCAAACGCTTTTGAGTCATTGCCTTCTGACGTTCTTTAATTGCAAGACAATTATCTGGAGAAAGAATGTTTGGAACACCATCTCCCGTATCACCTTTACAGATATGTTCTGCAAGATAACCGTCAGGATCGCTATTTTCTAACCAACGACCACGAATTGGATCGTATTGTTTTACATTTGCATATGTTTGCAATTGAATAAAGTCTTTATCAGCTGATAGTACAAGGTACTTTTCAGCACCCATATTTAGCTCAGTACCGTTATCATGTACGATAGTTCCAATAATATCATCAGCCTCACAATGGTCAATATGAACTACTTTATAAGGAAAGAACTCTTTGAGCTCGTCTCTTATTGTATTCATGATAGCAAAAAGATTACCCCAATCAAGATCAGACTTATCGCGGTTTGTTTTACGATTAGCCTTGTAATAAGGATATGCCTCTTTACGCCAAGTGTTTTTACCATCTGCACAAATTACAATTTCACCAAATTCTTCAGTGAACATCTTGCGGTTTTTGCGGATAGAATTTAAGAACATGTGACGAATAATATTCTCGTCAATATCTATGTTTGTGTGATTACCAATACTCGCGAACAACGAGGCTAAGATAACCTGATTATAGTCTACTAAGATAGCCATTATATTTTCCAGTTTACATTATTATTATTGTCTTATTCTATTCTTCATATTCAGAAGTGTCAACAACTATTCCCAATTCCTTTTCAAACTCTTCTACATCTATAGAATCGTTAGCGAAATCTTGCAACGGGTGATGTATTCCTACAGACAAGAGATGGAGCGATTTGATAGACTCTAAAATTAAAACCATAGAAGGGAAAGACTTCATTGTGTCTTTTTCAAAGATAACTCCAGCTCTTATCATTTCATGTAATACGTATTCCCAAAGTTGTTCCGCGATTTGATCTGCGTGACCAACTTTAAATTCCTTTACAGATTCTGCTAACTCCTTAGCATTTTGAGGAGGAGTTGACATTTTATCTTTTGGAAAGGATATTACATTATCATCGCTCATTTAAGTCTCTGATCAATTTGTTCCAGCTATTTTGGAATATGTTGATAGTGTTACGAGTCAAAAATGCGCGATCCGATGTTGTGAACTTCTTAAGAAATTCATTGTCAGCATTTTGCGTTTCAATCACTTGTTTAGCAACTGAGTAAGCGAGGTTTGCATGGTCTTGAACTTCTTCAGTATAATCATACGTGATAGTTGCACCACCTGCAGTTTCTGTAAGAGCACCGTAATTAGGGTGAATGCACAATACACCGCACTTGATAGCTTCGATTAAAGCGATGCAAGATGTTTCTTTCCAGATATTTGGATACAAGAATACGTCTGCTTTTTCTAATGCCGTGATTACTTGTGCGTTTGGAACAGAACCATGATAAGTCATAGCAGGGTGTTCATGAATACGCGTAAACAAATCTACGTACGGTTCATCACGTTGAGCCCAACCGTAGATTGCAAAAGAAGAATACACATCAAGATGGATGTTAGGATATTCTTTAGATAGTGCGTCAAAGACTGGATATAGCAGTTCAAGACCACGATGAGGTGTGGTGTGATAGATGAAATTGATGCTACCTTCGTGAGCAGGAGTTTCAGGTGGAGTAAAGTTCTTTTCAACTGCATTTGGAATAACTGAACACATTGAATAAGGAATATCATACGCTTGTACGTATTGATCTCTTTGCCATTGTGTTACGAATACAAAATGATCAAAGCTATTCCATTTTCCGTCAAGTAAGATCTGGTTCTCAGGATCTTCAGCGAGATCGTGACAGTATAGAATATTAAGCGCCACATCATCTGGGATCTCACGAGGACGTGAGAAATGTATTGCTACATTCCCCAAGAGCTCTGAGTCCACATTGTCGAGTACACGGCGACGCATCATTTCGGTGCCGCCAATTGAATTTTTAGATTGCTCAGACTCGACGATCTGGCCTTTATAAATCATGCTCATTAATTAAGCTCCGTTGCTAAAGCTCACAATGCTATCCCAACGGAATGAGCGCCAACCTTGTGCTTCAAGGTCATATACCGCTACTACGTCAGGGTTAGATTTGCGAACTGGTTTTGGGTTATTTTCATCTACAACCGGCATTGTCGGCAAAAGAGATGCCTCAAGAGTGCAGCGCATTGCGCGCTTATCGCCATTCTTCTTTGTGAAGATGACGTTGCAAATGCCGTTACGTAGTGCTGTGATTGTTTGATCTTTTTCCATGATATAGTTCCTTTTGTTAAGATATACATAAATCTACTATGCTACCTTAAAAATGTCAATAGTTTCTTTCTTCAAACTTCATTAGTTCTAGATCTTTTGTAAGAACTGTAAATACTACAGTAGATACTTCTTGTAATGGATCTATTCGCATGTGAGTTAAAACTCTATCTATGAATTGAAACTCTCTATTTTCTGCTGCTGCAATTCTGCATCCTTCAATAAAAGTTTCAATATCGTAGGGATTTTCATAGAATATAGGCTGCTTCGTTTTTCGTGGTTCGGGCTTTGAAGCGTGTTCTTTCTTTTGATTTTTCATCAAATTCCTTTCGGTATATTTCTTCTAACACTCTTTCAAAATCTTCAACTGATCCGTTATTATGAATTCTATGCGTATTTACCTCGAACTTATGAGGAAGAATATATTTGTTGTTGATTTCTGTAGTGTGACCTATGACGTGTTGAGATGTAATATTTCCGTCGAAATATCTTCGAGAATCTGTTGAGTAGTCACATCCTTCTCTAGTAAGTTGTACTAGTACGAATTTATCTGAACCAACTTTATTTATAACGGGTATTAGCTCGTCTACAAAGCCACCGTCTGAGATAGCATAGTTCTTGCTTAAATCGATTTCGTCTGCTACTTGTTTTCCAAAGTAATCTAAACCACGACGAGGTTTAATAACTGTTTCTGATACGTGTATCATAGCTTCACGACACGACATATGTCCAAGATCTATGTGTGGAACTTCTTTTAAAGCTCGATTATCATATCGTTCCATAAACCACGTATAATGTATGTTGAAATACAAGCAAGTTTCTTTATATAACTGGTATTTAAATGAAAGATGTTTCCAACCTTTATTCTTGAAATAATCTGCAGCGTGATCTTTACCGGATTTGGGAGGTCCGTTGAATAGTACTATCATGCAAAGCTGTCCTCAACTATTGCTTTGATCTCAGAGCAGGCTAACGCCCACTCATTTGGCAACATTCCAGATAGAATAAATTCACGATCTTCGTCTGTTAGATAAGGCATAGTTTCAGATATTGATCCGTAGCCGCCTTGATATAAGGCCCAATCTTTTGGGCAGACAGGAATATCTTTACGATGTTGTATCCCTGAGTATGCTGATTTTTTGGTGATGATCATTTCTTTTCTCCGAGTTTCAATTCTTATTACTATTCTACATCAATCTAGCAAAAATGTCAATCCTTTAACGTGGTTCTTGTGAATACGACATTGAATAATGCCGTTATAGTAGTCATCGCGCAACAAGACGTTATGGTCAAATTGGTACTTGGCTTCTAAATAGCCTAGTTCCCCTTTAGCCTTGCATAACGTTATAATTTCTCTGTGAAAATTGTCTTCACCTTTTTCTTCAACCATTAGCTTAACTTCATCTGAAGAACCATAATATTTTTTCCAGTCTGACTCGACGACTTTTTTTCTTTTTCGAGTCTTACCCTTTAGCGGTGGAAGCCGCCGCGTTGACATTAACAACTTTTTGCCAACATACTTCCTATCGTTTGATCTGTCTGTGATTACGTATAAAAACCCAATGTAATCACCAATCATTTCAGAAGTAAATTCTTCACCCTTGTAGTACCACATGCTTATAACTCCATACATTATATGAAGCTATTTATACCGGGTTTACCACATCTCAATCAATGCAGATTTCCTCCTCTTCTTCAAAGGTAACGAATATTTTTAAAGTTTTACCGTCATCTTGCAATGAAGTAGAAGTTGCGACCACATCGTACTTAACATATGAGCGTCCGTTATTGTCTATAACTTCAACTCGAGTTACATCGGTATAAGGGTTATTACGATTCATCATCTACTTCCCATTGTCTTACGTATTGAAAGAAATCGCCAAATCTCGTTAGTTCCATTTCTGGATAACCTTCTGAGATCAACCACAGAGCTAAACTCCAAGGCTGAGGCAACGGATCTGGTAATGCTTTTGGAAAACCGTATTTCCACCCTGAAGGTGGATCGACCATAGTTACTTTCATTTTTATCTCCTCATGTTTGCGATAGCAATAGCATCTTCTTTGCGTGTAATAGGAACACCATTGGACTTATGCATCTGACCAATACCTATAATATAATCGCCAGTATACTTTGTACTTTCTTTAGCTGGACCATGTCCTGCAACTTTATTGCTAAGCTTGACTGTATTCTTAGATGAATAGTCTGGAATAGTATTCGTATTCCGAGACTTGGTTTTACCAACACCCATCTTTTTAAGGAACTTTTCGTGCTCAATGGCAGCTAAACGATCCTTTGGTGTTAGTTTCTTTTTCATCTTGCCGTGGACTTGAACACCTTGTATCATATGCATTTATGCAAACTCCAACATATTGATTTCAGATGCACGATCTTCAACTTCACAATCAGCCATAAAGTCAAAAGACTCATCGATGTATGTATCGTCATATTGCTTTGATAGATCCATGTGCATGTCTGCTGAAACGAAATTCCAAAAAGTAGTAGAACCAAAACCTTGGTCTAGGTTATCTTTATTTGCGACTGCCTTTTGAAATGAAAAGACAACGTCTTCAGCGATGAATTGGTTTGTATTTAAATTAGTCATTCTGTAAGACATTTTGTTTTCCTTTGTTTCAGCTTATAGAATCAGTATACGGCTTTTGAACAAGCTTGTAAACAGTTATATTACACTAAAAGGAACTTTAGCTTCCATAGAAACTATAGTTTCCAACCAACGAACACAATCTGATGGAGCTGTTAAAGCAACTTCATCGCAATTCTCCAAGTTATTAGGATCTTCATAAGAAGCAACCCAACCTACAGTTGGAACATACTCTATATAACATTGCATAGTCGCATTTGTGGATGTATAGAAGTTTTCAAACTTATCAGAAGATTTGAATTTCATTAGTGAGTTAACAAATGATACGTTATTTGACATGTTATATTACCTATAGTTTGTTTCTAGAATCAGTATACGGCTTTTGAACATGTATGTAAACCGTTAAAAACCACCGTCTCCATAAGTTCGCGTATTGTCTATTTCTTCAGAAAACTCTGTATAGCCACCGATGTGTTTATTATACCACCAAATCTGAGGTACAGTTACTGCTTCAGATCCTAAAGCTTCATTCATTTCATCTCTATATTTTGAATATGTAACATCAAAGTATTCGAAATTTAATCCGTGTCTTTCAGCCAGTTTCTTTGCTCTTAAACAAAAGCCACACGTTGGTGTTCCATAGATTTTGATCATTTGCCGCTTCCCATTAAATATGCGCCTTCTGGTAAATTCATTGAAGCCATAATTTCGTGAAATTGGTCAGGTGACATTTCAATCAATGTATGCATGTTGGTATCATTATCAAACTGTCGTATGTAAACTATATCTTCGTAAATCAAGAACTGAACATCTTCATGCTCTCCACCTTGATCTAATACAGTAATTGCGGTTTCATCCCAATCCATTTCGATTGTAAACATAGTGCTCTCCTCAGTATTTCTTTAAAATTTTAAAAGTCTCTTGCCAATTTTTCACGTGGTGATTAGTACCGTTTTTATTTTTTGAAGATAATGGGTAATCGTTACCGCTCATATCCATTTTATCTCCAAAGAAATGAATGTCGTCGTCATCATTAAAATCATCAAGTATTTGCGATTTGTCTTTTCCTATAGGGTATATATCTAAACCTGTATCGCCACCAATTGCAGCATGTAGACCTAATGATTCTCTACCAAACACATAATTAAATGATTTCGCTAGATTGCTTCTTTCTTTACTTACCTTATCATATTCGATATAAGTGTTACGTTCTTTAAACGTAGCGTTTCTACCAACGATACTATAATTAATACAACCACGACGTTCCTCGATATGATTACCCGTACGCAATTTAAATTCTGATAATATAAGCTGCATATCAAGCCATGATCGTGCCTCGTCAGGTAATGTCCAACTCGAAGCGTTTACAACCTTACCTTTGTGTCTCGTTTCAGATCCACTGCAATTATAACATGTAACTACGTTTTCAGTAATATCTGCACCCAACTGCTCTTTTGTTTTTGCATAGTCAGATCCTGTTACTAACCATACTTTATTCTTTTCCATAAACTTCAAAAAGAAATGTTTAAACTTAGGATCCATTTTTTGTCGGCTTGGAGTAAGTGTTCCATCGACGTCGAATATAAATCTAGTCATCTTCATATATAAATCCTTTATCATCATCACGCTTAATTTCTGATTTCTTAAAACGCATTTTAAATATTCTGTATTTAAATTTTAGTTTAAGAATAAATTTTTTCATATAACTCATAAA